CGACCGCGCCGTCCTTATTTTAACGACCTATATCACAAACCAAAAACAGTCTGAATTATTGGCAGCATCCATTGATTCAATACGAGCGCATCACCCAGACGCGGCAATACAGATTTTAGACGACGACCATTCCAAACCCGAATGTGTCGCCGTGCCCTTATATTGTAAAATCGAAAAAACAAAACACTCCAGATGTGGCGAAGTAAATGCCTATATTTGGGCAATTGAACACAAAACAGAATATGATATATTTATATATATACATGACTCTTGTAAAATTCGTAGTCCTATTCCATATCTATTAAAAGGGCGTCATTTTAGGCAATTTTGGTATACATCCAGATGTTCTAATAATGACACTAGGGGTGAAGAAATAGATGCCTTTATGAACATATTTACAGTATATAGTCAAGACTGTAAAGAAGAATTGGAGCTTGTACGCGACGGCAAGGAGAATATTATTTTCGGCGCCATGGCGGCATTTGACGGAGACTTTTTGACATTTGTAGAGACTCAGACAAATTTTCTAGCGTGCGCGCATTTATTAAATAAAAGGGGGATGCGTTGCTTCTTTGAACGACTCTTGTATATCATTGTCATGAAATATACAGGAGGTCGTGAATTTGTAAAAAACGCATATTGTGGAGACATTTTTAAACACACAGATGCGTTTAATAACAGGTCCTTTGCCATAAAACCCAATAATCCATATCTTATCAAAGTGTGGCAATCGCGTTAAACATACGGATTCCACGCCCATTGGAGGAGCGCTTGACGTTGTCTTGGGCGACATGTGAGGTCGCCTTTGGGACAGTTTTTCTTGACACCGCCGCTGTGGCGCGCAAAGGCCTTCCAGCGCTTGATTTGTGTAGTGTCCAGTTCTGGAATTCTGCGGCCCATCCAATAGCGGCAATACCATTGAAACCAACCGCGTTCATCTGGATTTATCTTTGGATCTGACAGAGTTGGGTATTGACTCGCCTTGTGGCCTTTGGCGGCGACCCAGCCTTTTTTGCGCCATTCGGACAAGGGGAGGCGGCTGTCAATCTGAAATAAATTCAGATCTGTATTTGAGCCTTGCGGACTGAGTTTTCCGAGGGCGAGGGCGTCCAAGAACCATTCGGCTGGAAATTCAGTTAAACAGTCATTGAGGTATTTGCCACCGAAAACGCCGAGGCGGAGCATCTGGGCGGGAGTAAAGTACGGCTGAAATTCAGGACTGAAATTGGTACCTGGATTTTCAGATAGAGTGTAACTGTAAGAATTCTCCATTTTGTTATGGACATGAATTGTGTCGCCCTTTTTGAAACTGGAAAGTGGTCGGCCATGTTTCTGTAAATATGCGAGCATCTCTTCGGGCGTTTTCATTCTCCTAGTCTGTGGGGATAAAATTGGTCTCTTTTATTTGCTTTTGGAAAAGCAGATAAAAGTATAGAATGAATATGGACCAGAGGCCCAAGCGTCAGATTCTTCCTCCTCACCAGCCTCCTGCCGACGCGGCCGAATACCTGGCTGCTATTAGCCCTGAGGAACGCCGCCTCGTCCAACTCGCTATTGAGAAACTAGGATCCAGTTACTTTATGGAAAAGAGCCACGGCTACAAGGCCTGGAAGGCGACTGTGAAGAATGCCGCTACGTGATAATTTGTATTAGTTAATAGATAATTACAAAATTTCTACTGTAATTGTGGATGGGTCTGTATAATAAGCACTGGCATTATTCGTGCTCCAATCTCCGCCGTTGAGAGTATATAGTGTTGTGGTTACGGAGTTTCGACCATATGTTAATGTCATCCGTCCATTACGCATTAACTCTATTGTGGGGGTGAGGCCCGCCATATAAATTCTTATTGCCATCGCATCACCATTTACAGTGCCCAATGAAACTGGGTTATCAGATAATCTTAATGTAAGATTTACCATCGCCGCGGCAAGTTCAGCGGGTAATATATTTTGTGTAGATACTATTTTTACATAGGGAGATAATGTATTTACTATACTATTATCATTATTGACATCTACATATGCTCCCTTCACAACTTGCCATGATGTTCCGGTGGATTCAGATACATATACAATTGACGCAGGTGTTGCGAATGTTGTCGCGGGTGTTGTTGTAATTATATTTGTAAAGTCTTGTACTGGATTTGCTGCTATACTGACCGCCCACTGTCCTGGGGTTGATATTCCACTTCCCTTTACTGTGCGTGTTTCTACAAATTGTGTACCCGTTGAAATACGTTTAATCAAGCGCACTTGAAGTTGTCCTGGTGATAGATTAAAATCGGATCCTCCAACTGCTCCAGTGCTTGTATTTTCAAACCAGTATTGGAATGTAAGAATTTCATAATCTGGAAGTGAACTTCTAAAGTAATTAATTTTGTTTGTCTTACTATTGAAACTATTGAATGAGACGCCGCGCCATGATGAAGTAAGAGAGTATAATGTTGCGGAGGAAGTTGTTCCAAGTAATAACATGAGATTTGTGGTTGGAATAATTGTAGTTCCATAATTTGTTCCATTCATATTAAATACAAACCCTGTCAATTCAAGACGATATGTGCCATTATCTGTAGGCGTTGTTAATAAAGCATATCCTGCGGGCGTTATATTTCCAGATGTTAAAGGCACAGTTCCAGTTCCTGATACGAGGGGTGCGGTTATAGGCGCAATAAGAGCAGTTGGATTCACTACACTATTGTCATTATTGACATCTACATATGCTCCCTTGACAACTTGCCATGATGATCCGGTAGGTTCAGATACATATACAATTGACGCGGGAGTTGCGAATGTTGTCGCGGGTGTTGTTGTAATTATATTTGTAAAATCTTGTAATGGACTTGCTCCTAAACTGACCGCCCACTGTCCTGGGGTTGATATTCCACTTCCCTTTACTGTGCGTGTTTCTACAAATTGTGTACCCGTTGAAATGCGTCTTATTAAGCGAACCTGGAGTTGCCCTGGGGATAGATTAAAATCGGATGCTCCAACTGCTCCAGTGCTTGTATTTTCAAACCAGTATTGGAATGTAAGAATTTCATAATCTGGAAGTGAACTTCTAAAGTAATTAATTTTGTTTGTCTTACTATTGAAACTATTGAATGAAACGCTGCGCCATGATGTTGAAACTGCAGTTAATGTTGTTGATGAAGATGTGTCAAGGAATATCATGAGATTTGCACTTGGTGCGATCGTTGTACCACGATTGACTCCACCCATATTAAAGGTAAATCCAGAAAGTTCTCCTGGCAGTATATATGGTGTCGCACTGTCCGCGGGTGCTGATAATAAAGCATACCCCGCGGGTGTTATATTCCCAGACGTTAAAGGCACCGTTCCAGTTCCTGATACAAGCGGCGCTGTTATAGGCGCAATAAGAGCAGTTGGATTCACTACACTATTATTATTATTGACATCTACATATGCTCCTTTGACAACCTGCCATACCGTCCCTGTAGGATCAGATTCATATACAATTGTCGCAGGAGTTGCGAATGTAGTTGCGGGGGTTGTTGTAATTATAGTTGTAAAATCTTGTAAAGCTGATCCTATAGAAACAGCCCACTGTCCTTGGGCTGTTATTCCACTTCCCTTTACGGTGCGTATCTCTATATATTGTTTACCCGTTGAAATACGCTTAATCAAGCGAACCTGGAGTTGTCCTGGTGATAGATTAAAATCGGATGCTCCAATACTTGCGGTATTTGTATTTTCAAACCAATATTGAAGTGTGACAATATCATAATCTGAAAGTGTACTTCTAAAGTAATTGATTCTGTTTGTTTTACTATTGAAACTATTGAATGAAACTCCACGATAAGATGATGAAACTGTAGTTAATGTTGTTGATGATAATGTATCAAGGATTATCATGAGATTTGTAGTTGCTGAAATAGTTGTACCACGATTGACTCCATCAATATTAAAGGTAAACCCAGAAAGTTCTCCTGGCATTATATATGGAGCCGCACTATCCGCAGGTGTTGTTAATAAACCATATCCAGCAGGTGTCATATTCCCAGCCGTTAAAGGCACTGTTCCAGTTCCTGATACAAGTGGTGCTATTATAGGCGCGATAAGTGTAGATGTATTTACTACACTATTAGTATTATTTACGTTAACATATTTATTTTTCTGAATAGTCCATGTTGTTCCTGTGGGATCAGATTCATATACAATTGTCGCAGGAGTTGCGAAAGTAGTTGCGGCGCTTACATCTATTGTGGATGCCGCATCAATTAAAGAAGAACCTGTTGCAATGGCCCACTGTCCTGGATAAGTGTCAATTCCTGGACCTTTTACAATACGAGTTTCCACCCACTGTTTACCAGTTGAAAGTTGTTTAATTAGACGGACTTGGTATTGTCCAACAGAATTGAAAAAATTAGTCGTACCCGTTATGTCTAGATAATAATCTTCAAACCAATATTGGAGTGTAAGAATATCAAAATCAGCAAGTGTGCTTCTAAAGTACCGTATCCTGTTGGATTTACGATCTGCGGCGGCTAACGCAAACCCAATATGAGTTGACACAAGTGAATATGTATTGCTGAATGCAAGTGATGAACCAGAGCCAAATGTAATACTTAAGTTTGTACTTGCATAAACGGTTAAGCCATAATTTATACCGTTAATATTAAAAGTAAACCCTTGTAATTCAATAGGTAGCACTCTATTAACACCTTCATCAGTATTCGTTACTGCTAATATGAAACCAGCCTCCACCATATTCCCACTTGAATCTACTGGCACGGTTCCAACACCCGAAATTACGGTTGTATCTCCAGTTGATGGTTTTATGAGTAAAGCAGGTGTATTGTCAAATGCCGTAGAAATTATAGTTTGGAGAGCCGGTAAAGATGCGTTACTGAGAGAAGGATTATCCGCAAATGCGAAAGCATTGACTGTAGTCACTACAAAATTTATAAAATTTACGATACGAGTATTGCGCAAGGCCTGCGCATCAATTGTTGTAATACTTGATGCGAGTAGCACAGACGCAAGAGAGGTACAATTCAAGAATGATGATGCTGGTAGGACAGAAATGGCCGCATTTACTGTGGCGCTCGTCAAACCAGAGCAACCCTTGAATACACCAGTTCCCATAGAGGTGATAGTAGAGGGTACGGCAATAGTTGTGAGTCCAGAGCAATTCTCAAAGAATCCATTGGGCAAGGCTGGCCATTGACTGGGGATTGTTATAGAGGTGAGCCCAGAGCACCCAAGCAGCACACTAGTTCCCAAAGTCAGGGGGAATAGGCCACCAGAACCCTTGTTGGGGAATGTAACGGACGTTAATCCGGTACATCCAGCCAACACCTGGTCGCCGATGAGCGTAGTTGTCGCGGCAGGGAACTCAATAGACGTTAAACCGGTACATCCATAAAAGGCGCCAGCCTGGTAATTCATGAGTGTATTTGGGAGTGTTAAAGATGTCAACCCAGTACATCCATTAAATGTATAAGAAGACAATGTAGTTAGAGAGGAAGGGAATGTAAAGGCAGTGAGACTGGCACACGCGCTAAACGCATAGGATCCAATGGAGGACACACCGTCATGGAGCGTCACGGAGGACAGGGCGAGACATCCATTGAAGCAAGACGCAGGGATGCTTGTCATGCCGCTGGGCACCGTGACGCTTGTAAGAGCGGTACAGCCAGCAAAGAGATAGCTTCCAAGCGAGGTGATGTTTGCGCCAGGGAAGGTAATGGATGTTAAGCTGAGGCATGTCTGGAAGGCATTGTTTCCAATGGAGGACAGCGTAGACGGCAGCGCGATAGACTTTAAACCAGAACTCTTGAAGGCGCTCTGGCCGATGGATACAAGACTGGCTGGCAAAACAGCGCCAATTACATTTGTGTTATTCAAGAAGGCCGATGCCGCAATCGCAGTTGCAGTAGATGGGAAGGTCAGAACACCAAAAGAGCCTGTATAACCAGTTACAGTGGTATTTGTCCCATCTGAGAAGGTTAAACTAGACGGGTCGGCGGGAACATTTGTTACATTAGAGGCCCCTGTAAATGCGTCGGCCGCCACACTCTGGACAGACGGTGCGATTACAGACAGAAGCGCAGGGTTTGCGGCGAATGCTTCGGAACCAATCGTCGTTACATTAGATACTGTTAAAGTGGTGATGCGCGTGTTTTTTAGAGACTGCGCCGCAATTGTCAAGAGAGAAGAGGGCAGTGTCACACTTGTTAAACTAGAGCAGTTCAAGAACATGGCACTAGGGAGGGTCAAAATGGAGCCCAGCAATGTTACAGCGGTTAAATCTTCGCAGCCACTGAATACGGAAGCGCCAAATACCGTAATACCGCTGTGAAGGGTTACACTTGTTAGACCTGTGCTAGCAAGCGCGGATGCGCCAAGAGAGGTTACAGAGGTGGGGATTGTAATACTTGTTATATTTGAGCAGCCGCTAAAGATTCCTGTGGGCAAAGACGTAACAGTGATTGGAATTGTTACTTCTTGTATGGATGTACATCCTGCGAAGGTTGATGCGCCAATGCTAGTTAAATTTGTGAGGTTGATTATGGGCTGTGTTTCAATAATTCCAGGAATATCACCAATTGCGCGCGCGCCCGTGGGGACGATTGAAGCTGAGCCGTTAAAAGATTCTAAAGCAATACATCCTTCAAAGGCATTGGTGCCGATAGTCGTCAGGTTGGGGGCCAGCACCGTGGACAGCGCGGTCGAGTTCTTGAAACTGCTAGCACCGATAGTTATCACATTTGGCAAAAACACTTCCACAAGTCCCGTATTCATAAAGGCCTCGGTGCCAATGCTTGTGAGGCTCTGAGGGAAGAGCACACTTGTCAGACCAGCTTGATTCTTAAAGGCGCCAGTCGCAATAGATGTCGCGCCCTCTGGAATGATGAGTTCTCCAGTAATAGGGCCCGTGTAACCAGTCACAACAGTCTTGGTAGAATCGGAATAGATAAGATTTGTAGGGTCCACGATGGTGCCGTCATCCACAATCTTGAGCTGAAGACGAACATAGAAATAGTCATCTGGCACGATAATTTTCTGTTGATTTTCAGCCTCATTGACGTCAGACAAGAGATGCTCGCGACCCGCCACACCACGCTTGGTGATGTTGCTGTGGAAAATCAGTTTTGTCTTGATTTCGACAATATCATTTTCAATGAGTTTCCAAGAACCGGCCCCCGCCAAGTCCGTCGCAGTTTCAAACAGATTCGGCTCTTGGTGGCCATTTTCATCAAAGAAACGGCGCGGGTCCTGTGACAACAGATCGCGGAACATTTTATCCAGCGCGCCAGTCTCGTGTTGCTTGAAAGAAGCGATGATGGCGTCCGCAACAGTTTCACTAGTTAACATATCATGTGCGTCGTTCAAGTTAAATATATAATCTTTGGTTTGAAACGCAGAATTTCCGTACAATCTATACATAACAAATGCCATAGGAATATCATTGGCCGAGACGAGCCCATTCTTGCGCAGTCGGGGGTCACGATTCAAACTCATATTTGCTGTACTAAAATGAAGTCCTCCCGTAACACCGTCAATATCCATGTACGATGAATTCAAACTTTCAATCAGTACGGATTTGAAGGTATTTTCAATAATATCGGATGTAGACAATTTGGCGTGAGGTCTGTCTTGCCCTACGTCACGGTGCCAGCGAAAGAACAAATTGAATAGTGTCTTGCCCAGAGTCACTTGAACACGGTGCCCGTAATCTCCGGTGTCGGCAATGTTCACATCATTTGTTTCATCCATGTTTACCGTGACCAAATCGGTATAGGTAAGGAGTGTCGGTGTTGGTATCCCTGGAATCGGTGGGACCGACGGGATGCTCATGCCGCTATACCCTGTTTGTACATTTTTGTATTAAAAAATCTACTTTCTATCAACGCGGTTAAGAGAGGGTATAATAACGGCACATAAGAATAGAAATGGAGGAGAACTTGATTGATACGTCAAAATATAAAATTAGCCTTGTATCACTCGATACACGCTTTGCGTCATCGCGTGGTTGTGGAAATGGCGAGTTCAAAATCAATCTTCCGCGCAACATGCGCAACGTCATGCGCATTCGTATGGCTTCCGCTGAAATCCCTCTCGTGGCTTACTGTTTTTCCTTGGAAAATGGCAATACGACATTTGCTGTAAAACTAGGCGCAAATACAACCTTTGTCAAATGTACGCCGATTCCCGATGGTAACTATTCCATTAGTAAACTTACAAACGCAATAGAAGTGTCACTACAAAACTTACATTCTGGGTTTTCTGTATCCTTCAATGCGGTAACTGGTCGTCTAACAATATTAAATTCAAGTCTTCCATTTGAAATGTATTTAGCATCTTACGAAAAACGCATAGCAACACGCCCTGCCAATTGGGGAATTGGCTACAACCTTGGATTCCGCAAATTTAAAGTCAAAGCCGAGCAGCAACAGGGTGGTGGCTACTTTGTACAGGGAAGCACAGTTCTATCTCTTCAAGCCGCGCCCTATTATCTTTTACAGTTACGATGCCCAGATCAAGTTGAAAATGTTACACATCCTGTATTGGATGATGGCTATTTGACGGCTTTTGCGAAAGTTATCTTAAAAGATAATGCATATACATACCAATTTGATGATAATAGTAACTTACTTCGAAAAGAATTTACCTATTTAGCACCGCATAGCATTCCATATTTTTTTGTGCGCCTCATGGATGGTTGGGGGGAGACAGTGGATATGAAAGATATTGATTGGTCTATTACAATTGAAGTTACAGAGGTGGTAAATTCAAAGACATTTGCGACAATTTCAAATACCTACTCACGCCCATAGGTGAGGGTGCGTGTTTGATTGATTTATATATACATTTACAAACGTATATATAAGGATTATAAGTAATTACCACATAATTTAAGCAGCCACCGCCTTCAGCTGCAGACGCACATAGAAGAAGTCCTCGGGTTGGATGACGGTCTGTTGGTTGGCCTGGGAAGCGGCCAGGTCCTCCGCGGCCGTGGTGGTCAGGTTGTGCTCGTAGCCAGCCACACCGCGGCGAGTCACGCGGCTGTGGAAGATCATCTTGATCTTGATTTCCAGGGTGTCGTCGGCCACCATCTTCCAGTTGCCAGCGCCAGAGATGTCGGCGTTGGTCTCGAAGATACCGGTCATGGGCAGACCGGAGGCATCGAAGAAGCGGTGGGGGTCGGCGGCCAGCAGGTCGCGGAACATGGTGTCCACGGCGCCCGCCTCGGCGGCCTTGAAGGACTCCGTGATGGCGGTGGACACAGTGGCGTTGCTCAGCATACCGTGGGCATCCTCTAAGTTGTAGATCTTGTCCAGGGTCACCGCCGCGCTAGAGCCGTACAGCTTGTACAGCACAAAGCACAGGGGGATGTCATTGGCACCCACACCGGCCGCGGCGCGCTTGCGGGGGTCGGGGTTGGTGTCCAGGTTGGCAGTGCCAAAGTGGAGGGCGGCGGTCACACCGTCAATGTCCACAAAGCCACCGGCCAGAGCGGCCTCGATGGCGGCCTCGAAGGCGGCTTCCTGGGCCACAGTCAGCTTGGCGCTGGGGCGCGCAGAGCCAACGGCGCGCTCCCAGCCCAGGTAGGCGTTCATGGCGGAGACATCCATCTCCACCACCACGCGGTGGCCGTAGTCCTCCACATCGGCAAAGTTCACATCATTGTTGGCATCCAGGTCCACGTCGACGATCTCGGCATAGTTCAGCAGCTGGGGAGTGGCAACACCGGGCATCTCTTGCTATACCGTAGGGGGACAAATTTTGCCCGGAAATCGGATTTTTGGGATCACATGCTGATGGAAAAATTTACCGGTTTCATCGCAACTTTAATCTGCGCGCTCAGGCCGGACGCGACAAACCCATTTTGCTTATAAATAACCTTCACCTGTTCCATAAAGGTCCTTGTAGTTGTTACAAAGGTACCGAGACCTTTCAATAGCGCAATCATAACTTCATCAAAAATACCGAAAAGGGGTTTTGCGCCAAACGCATTTCCCTGCATTCTTTTTATCCTACTAGTAAGAATCAAATGCCAAAGGTAATGTTTGAGGAAGACAACGGCGCATCGGAACTCTTGCGGATTATTGACTTGTTAAATGCAGCAATGGGCGATGTAAAGAAAACAAAAACGGTAGAAGAACTACAGACTGTTATTAATAATATCAACCGTGTTATTAATGAAGTAAAGAAGTCGTTGGCTTCCCAGGGCAAAATCACGTAAAACGCCTAAAAAAATCTCAGCTATGAATATCAAGTCGTAGCACTGGAAACTCTACGAACGCTCATTGCCAAAGCGCCCCACGCGGGGGCCTTCTACACGCTGTCGTATGGTCGGTTCATGAAACAGTACGGGATGTGGTTCAAGCATTTGCCACAGGTCCATCCCTATTACGCTGTAAAGTGTAATCCAGACCCAGTTCTTCTCCGGTGGCTCGCTCGGCGCGGCATCGGCTTTGATTGCGCTAGTGCTCGCGAGATGGTTCTCGTCAAGGAGCATTTTGGGGGGCAGCATTCTGGGGGGAAACCCTTTGGCGACAAGGTGCTGCTCGCAAACCCGTGCAAAACTCCAAACGACATTGACGTCGGCAAACATCTGGGAGTGCCCTGGGTTACTGCCGACTCGGTCGAAGAACTTGTAAAAATGAATACCGCAGCATGGCAACCAGACGTCTTGTTGCGCATTGCGGTAAACGACAGCGGGTCGGCGTGCCCCTTTAATGCCAAATTTGGTCTCGATCCAAATGCGGTAGAAGAAGTGGCCCGCGCGGCAAAGAGTTTTCATATTCCAGTGGTCGGCTTGAGCTTCCACGTTGGATCTGGAAGCAAATCCCCACGCGCCTTTCGCGAGGCCGTGGATACAGCAAAAGATGTCTGGTCCGGCCTTGTTGGCAAAGGCCTCGCGGGCCCTTTCAAAGCGCTCGATATTGGCGGCGGATGGTCTGCCGAGGGAGCAGTCTTTAAAGAACAAGCCCATCACGCAAATGAAGGCTTGAAATATGGCCCGCGCCCTCTCAAAACTATCGCCGAACCAGGACGTTTTTTTGCTGCGCCAACACAAGACCTCTATGTGCGCGTAGTGGGCAAAAAGCCGCGTTCTGGAGGCGGGTGGCGCTACACACTTGATGAGAGCATCTACGGACAATTCTCTTGTGTTCCATTTGACCACGCAACGCCTAAAATGGCGCGCATATGTCTAGACAATGATAGCGTCAAGCCGCGCCCCAAGACCGCGGCCACCTTTTTTGGGCGCACTTGCGATAGTCTTGATTGGATTTGTAACAGCGATGCGACGGAAGAACTAGAAGTTGGCGATTGGCTCTACGTGCCTAACATGGGCGCCTACACGACAGCAACTGCGACAGAATTTAATGGCTTTCCCAAGCCTGCTATGGAACAGACGGATGACGCACCCGGTCCTGGCTCACTACGGTGGTTAAGTGGACTTGATTTTCCTTTGGCCTCCATGCTTTCCGTGGGAAGAAAAATTGACGGGGCGACAGAGATGCGATAGGGTACACCAGTTCTGATAGTATTACAATGGAGACCAACTATCTGATTCTTCCTGGCGCTGCTGGTGAGAAGACGTCTTGCGCGGTTCGGCTCAAGGCGCCCGCGGATGTTGAGCGTATCCCCACACACATCATCCTTATGATTGACATCAGTGAGTCTATGATGGATGACCATAAACTAGATAATGTTAAGAAGTGTTGTGAACTCCTCTTGACATTCCTGAATGAGACCGATAAGGTGAGCCTCATTACATTTGGCGAAGTTGCGAAGCTTCACCTTAAGTGCGTGGAGGCCACCGAGGTCAATAAGACCGCCGCGCAGCAGACCATCAAGCATCTGATGTGCGACGGTTGTACAAATCTGTCCGCTGGCCTGGGCTACGTCAATGAAGTCTGTGCCGAATCTACACTCAAGACGGGCCTTCTCATCCTCACAGACGGCCACGCCAATCGTGGCGTGACAGACGCAAACGCACTTCGTGGAATTGTTGGGGGCCTTCGTGCGCGTAATACAAATCTGAGTCTGAGCTGTGTAGCCTATGGGGATACTCACAATGCCGATCTTCTGCGAAGCCTCGCTGAAGACGCACAGGGGGCTTACACGATTGTGCGCAGCATTGAAGATACGGCCATGGCCTTTGGCGATACTCTGGGTGGCCTTATGAGTTGCGCCTTCCAGAATGTTGAACTTGACGTACCAAAGGATACAGTTGTTCACGGTTCTTATAAGACTACTGTTGATGGAGAGCGGCTCAAAATTCATATTGGCGACGTATATGCTGGAACCAAGCCTCTTGTACTGCTGGATATTCCAACGACCGTGGTGCGAGCAGTGGATACTGTTCTTCTGCGAGGCACCAAACTTCCTGAACTGAGCGCAGTCAAGTGCTCTCTGATTGCCGATGAACTTGAGGATCGCGATATTGATATTGAAATTACCCGTCATCGATACACATGTGCCAAGATTCTTAATTCCATCCGGTCATGGTCGTCTCTTGGCTTGACTGAGCGTGATAGTCTGGGTGAGCAGATTGATGCTCTTGCTTCTGCCCTGAGAGATGCGGTATTTGACGGCCATCCCGTCGCAAATCTCCTCCGAGACGAGATTACAGTTCTTCGTACGACTCTAGAAAGGGCGCGGCTCCGCATGCTTGGCGCAGAAGACCATACCATGCTCACGCAACACGTATCAACGGTCGCCCTGGGACGTGGATTTAGTTCCCCCATGCATGTACGAAGTGCACGGCCCCCGCAAAATGTCTGGAGCGCTGGAGCAGCAGATCCGACTGGCATTGACGAGAATAGCAACGCCTTCCAGAATTCTGTACAAGCAATGATGTCTGTCGCCATGCGCACCGCAAGTCAGCAAGTACCGCCTAATTCCTCTCAGTAAATATCTCTTCTAAAAAGAAAGAATGACCCTCAAGGACATTCGCATCTGTCCGACGCGTGTGATTAATCTAGATAGACGTGCCGACCGCTGGTCGTCTTTTTCCAAGCAGCCGCTCCTTACACAATTTACAAAACTTGAACGGTTTTCTGCGGTCGACGGTTCTAAACTTGAAGTCCTCGAAGATGAGCGCGCGAGCCTTCACACACGCCAGAATATTCTTACCAAAACACGCCGCAGTCATTATGAGATTTGTACAGCCGGTGCCATTGGCGCTTCATTGTCTCACTTGACCATCTGGGAAGATTTTTTAAAAGGGGATGCCGAGTACCTGGTTGTATTTGAAGATGACACAATAGTGGACACGGCGGCACTTACATATGTTGATACTCTAATACCCAAACTTCCTGAAGAATGGGACATGTGGCTGCTTGGCTGCCATCGCTGGGCCTTCAAAGGTGAGCCGCTTGAAAAAGGGGCCACCAAAAGCTGGTGGCGCGTCAATGCCTTTACGGGCGCACACGCATATGTACTGAGTCGTAAAGGTGCGCAGATTCTTTTACAAGAGCCGTATCCGATTGAAACGCATATTGAATACTACATAAGCGCATGTAGCGCGCTCAAAGGATTAGTTGTTATAAAACATTTTGCTTTGCGCATGACGTATTTTGCAGAGGCTACGGAAGAAGATGATTCAGATACGTTTGATGGAAAGAAAAGTTGTCCTGTATGTTACATTCCAGATAATTATCCTGAAGAAGGATTTTATATGTCGTATTGGCGTATGTGGAGAATGCTTGTAGGTGCTGGGGCAGTTGGTCTTGTAGGCTATGGGGCATATCTTGGTTTTAAAAAAGCCGCCGAAAAGGAATAATATTCTGAGCCACAAGCATAGAAGATGTCGGATCTTACACCGGATATGCCGCCAATTATGCGGCAATCACGCTTCAACCGCCCGCCCAGCATTCCCGCCAGCGCGTTCAAAGAGGCTCGCGCGCATGCCGCCGCCGCCGCGGCCGCTGGAATAGCCCGCAGATATCAGACTCTAGGAAAATCTAATCAATCGCGTAAATTAAAAGATAGTGCCGCTATCGTTGAGCCCATTCCCGCACCTGTAGCAGAGCCTGTTTCTGAGCCTGTTTCTGAGCCTGTTTCTGAACTCGCGCTACAAGCGGCTGCCATTGAGCCCGTCTATCAAAAGGGGCTCGTAAAGGCTCTCTTTGTTGGTGTAGAGTATTCATTAATCCCCTCTATCACAATACCCAGTTGCCAACAAGATATTCAAACATCCAAGCAAAAGATACAAGAGCTCTATCCTGATTGTATCAATGTTCGTGTTGTGTCAGAATCTTCTGAAATCAAGCCCACGCGTAAAAATATTTTGGAATCAATCGCGTGGCTTGTTGAAGATATCAAACCTGGACAACACGTCTTTTTCCACTATAGCGGCCATGGAGGCCAACTGGTAGGTAAAGATGGGGCGTATAGGTCTATCTTTGAAAACTGTATATATCCTTGTAAGGGCAAGAAACTCCAGATTATTCTGGATGAGGAAATCCGCAAGGGACTTATTGAAAAGATTCCCAAGGGCTCCAAGTGCTTTGTAGTGATGGACTCCTACAGCGGCAATGCGACGATTTCACTCGAGCATACTTGGCAAACCGCGGAAGATCACACGCTGTACTATGTTCAAGATATTGAAATGCCCGCACTGGAAGGAAAAGTCATCGTTCTATCTTCTTGCCTCACCGACGATGCGCCCATGAGTGCCGAATCTATTTATGGACAAACAGGGGGCGTATTATCATCTATTTTACCCCAAATCTTAGATAAGAATAATGATCAACTGGAGATGAAAGAATACATGTGGAGCGTGCTCAAAACACTCCAAGCCCGCGGCTGCTCCAAGATTCCTATACTCAGTGCGACAAGACCTATGGGCCCCACGCAAATTATCGACCTGTCCATGTAATTTTGCGGTATGAGATAGAATGCGCAAAGCTCCCGTACGTTTAATTTCCCCTCCCGCCACTGGCGCTCGCGCGACTCCTGTACGCGCGACCCCTACACCCGTCTATGCCAAAGGACTCGTAAAAGGGCTTTTTATTGGAATCAACTATGAAGGCGACCCAAATGCCGAACTCAAAGGGTGTATCAATGATATCCAGAATGCGCAACTTCTTTTACGCCAGCTCTATCCAAAGTCAAATGCTATCTATAGGTCTTTGACCGACAGGACTGAATTGAAGCCCACCCGCCAAAATATCTTAGAAGCGATTCAATGGCTGGTCGCTGACTTGAAACCTGGCCAAAATGTGTATTTTCACTATAGTGGTCATGGTGTTCGTATCCTAGATAGAAGCGGCGACGAGGTAAGTGGTGCCGATAGTTGTATTTGCCCGTATAATGATGGGAAAATCGAAATCATCACCGACGATGAGCTTCGCGTAGCACTTGCCGATAAAATCCCCGCGGGTTCCAAGTGCTTTGCCGTGATTGACGCGTGTAACAGCGGAACGGCCATGGATTTACAATACACGTGGCAGTGCCCAACTGAAAATAGGCTGGCCTTTAGCCAGAATCGTCGTTATGCTATAACACGCGGGGATGTGCTTTTCTTGAGCGCGTGCCGTGACGAGCAGTATGCGATGGATACTGTAAATACAGTGGGAGTGCCTGGTGGCGCTTTAACATTTGCTTTATTGTCCACATGGGCCACCTGGCGTTTTAATATGAAGGTGAAACATTTGCTCTGGAATGTGCGCAAGTATCTGAAAGAGCGCGGCTATGGCCAGGTTCCTCAACTGAGTTCTGGAGGCGCCATGAGTTCCGAGGCGATTCTGGATTTGAGCAAGTAAGGCGGCGAAAAATTGGTTTAAACTGGTGGGCCAAAAGAGGATATAGACACATTGTATTACAATGGCACTAGACCCTCTCGGTGACGGCAAGAGCGGCGTGGAGATGATTGCGAGCATGGGCGATGACCTCATGGTCGTGAATGCGGCGCGCGTATCCTTTGCGAAACTGAGCACTGAACTGACCGAAGGCGATAAGAAACTCATCCGCTACCTTGCGCGCAACAATCACATCACGCCCTTCTTCCATCCGCAGGTTCAGTTTCGTCTCAAGATGCCCATCTTTGTAGCGCGCGAATGGTTCCGTCACACGGTGGGATTCTCGCGCAATGAAGTAAGCCGTCGCTACGTAGACTTCAAGGCCGAAACTTACAATCCTGAACACCTGCGCGCCCGTGACAGGAATCTCAAGCAAGGCAGCAAGGAAGAAGATGTTGAGAATAACGAGGAGGTCGCGGCTGTGATGCGAGATGCGCACGAAACCTCCATCGCGGCCTATGAAAAACTGCTGGAACTGAATGTGGCACCTGAAATGGCGCGCATGGCGCTACCCCAGAGTATGTATACAGAATTCATCGAGACATCTAGCGTTTACGGTTACGCACGGCTGTGTAAGCTGAGACTGGACCCGCACGCCCAAAAGGAAATCCAGCAGTTTGCGGAGGCAATCCACAAGATTCTAATTGAGCGTTTCCCAGTGTCTTGGGATGCGCTGATGGCTCCTCCTGCCGCGCAACCCACCCCTACTCCCGTGATGACTACGCAGTAACTTTGTTGACTTTATGACTCTATAAAATTGGCCCAGCCGACTGAATTTTTTTCAAGTGGACACTGAAAATGACAACGTGGTGTAAAAAGCGCATCACAAATCAAGACTTGCTGGTACGATTTGGCGATAGCAAACACAGATTCTATCTGGAATCCGTGTGCGCCGAGCCCGTGGCAGAAGGGAACCTATGTACGTATTGCTCTCGGATTGTCGCACAGACAAAAACGCAGGATGTCAAGACATTTCCTCACGGACTTGTGGGGGGAGAGTATCCGCAAGACTCGCACATCTTTGACAGCCCCTGGTATCACAAAAAAGTAAAGGCCTATGGAGAACCTTCCAAAGATGTTGTAGATCTTGCCATGGAAGCCCAAACAAAGGCGAGGGCAGGGCGCAAGACGAAAACAGTAAAGGAGTTGACTGGTGGCGAGGTCACGGAGGCTGTGACTGAAAAGGCGGTCGCTGAGCCAGCTAAACCCAAAGTGCGCAAGCCGAAAGCGGAAGGAGCCGAAGAAAAACCCAAAAAGCCTCGTGTGAAGAAGGTGGTGGAAGAGCCCAAACAAGAGGTAGTAAAAGAGGACACAAATGTAGTCACCGCGATTCCAGAGACTGTTACACATGTTGAATCTATGGATGATCCGATTGTCGTGCGAGAAATCATCAAGGTTTGCCTCAAGCCGTTTAGCCACGATGGAAGCAACTTCTGGCGCGACGTTGAGCGCGAAAAGCTTTATAAAAGATCTAAAGACGGAAAGAAAGGAGAATATGTAGGGAGGTGGGACTCGGCGCGCCAGCGCCTTGTCCGCGAGGCCCCTGACTCGGACGCAGATTCGTGCGTTTAAAAGATGAGTAAACTTTCTCCGGATACAGTGGGGACCTGGTATGGTGGGGTGCGAGGTGTTTTCTTTGATGGTCCCCCAAAGAACACTCGCTTAAATGCTCGCAAAAAAGAAAAAACAAAAGGTAAGGGAATTTCGTGAAAAAAACCAAAGGTGGTGCCGCCGTGCTTGAATTCTCGCTGGCATGGCACGCCTTTGTTGAAAAAAGTCTGGCCAGACTGACTAACCGCTCCGCCCCGCTCGCTTCCGCCTCCACCGTCTTAACCGCAGGATAATGTCGTTTTTGCCCACCATACCATGCCAAGTTGGATTTCATAACACTGGTTCAGTCCAGTGCTTATCGCCCTGGACAGCAGAGCAGAGTAATTACTCTGCGGTAAATGAAAATCTAACTTGGCAGAGCCTTCTCTGGGGTAAACGAGAAGGTTGACATGATAGTTTATACTGGACGCGGTGTAAAGTATCATGGTTGTTTTTTGCTGTCGTATGACAGCCCCCTGGTTCCTTAGCTCAGTAGGCAGAGCATTGTGCTGTTTCAATATATACTTATACAAGTATATAAGCAGTATAACACAAAAGTCGTCGGTTCAAACCCGACAGGAACCGCTCCCTATTTAAACTTTTCGCTGAAAAATTTAAATAGGACTTGATATGGAAGAAATAAACCCAGAAACACGAATATGCCGCGGACCCTTATGTGAAGATTCCGAAAAACCAATCGCCGATTTTTCTCCAAAAGCAAGTATATGTAAAAAATGTAACTGTCATAAAATAAAAGAACATTATAAAAAGAATGATAGAGCATACCGCAAATTTAAGAATGAAATAAAAGAAAATAGTAAATGCGCCGAATGTGGAATAACAGATATTCGTGTTTTAGAATTTGACCATCATAAAGGTATTAAAAATATTAATATATGTAAAAGTTTTTCTAGAGAAAAAATAAAATCGGAGTTAGAATTTACACAAGTATTGTGTACATGGTGTCATAGACTAAAAACAAGGAAAGCGTTTGACAGACAAATAGAAGAAACAAATAAATCATTTACTATAACAGAACGTCCCACCTCAACGGAAGATGGCAGACGATGTATTGGGGCAATTTGTAAAGGTCAATTACAATTTATCAGCCTGTTTCCAAAAACAAAAAAAACATATTGTAACGTATGTCTTAGTTATAGGGCATATTTAATTCGAGAAAAGAATCGTTCATTCTTAAGAGATCTTAAACTTACCGCAAAAGAGTGTGTGATTTGTAAAAAAGAGGTTATGGTAGATAATGTGTCTTGCTTTGACTATGACCATGTTGATCGTGATAATAAAAAGACAACACTATCAATTCTATCAAGATTAAATAGTGATAAAAGTAAAGAAATGATTGAAGAATCTAAAAAATGTCGTCTTTTATGCTGTAATTGTCATAAAATTCATACAGCACATCAATTAAATTATAAAATGACAGAAACTATTGAAAACCCAGATACCTAAATAATACTATCTTAATATAATAAATGAGTTTATGTTGGGATAGATTTCTAAAAGAGGGAGATGTATTATTTGATTGGATGATATGTAACTATAAACATATGATTGATGGTGATAAAATAAAACATTTTCATATTCGGTATGGAACATATGGTGTAATGGATTCAGAAGAAGAAGTTAAATTACTTTATGGTAATCAAATAGAAAAGGCTCTTGTTCCATGGATTAAGAACGAATATGAAAGTGGACGATTATTTAAAAAGACAAATTGGAAACCGTTTCGCGACCAATATCTATTAACGCGCATGTATTTTGGTTATAAATATTCATTTAATTTTAAAAACTATTATTTACAACTCGCACTTGATTTAGCGTGTGGTATATGTGAATATTGTAAGAAAGGTGAGCCACGTATTCATTTTGAACTGGCACTATACGGATGGAAAGAACCAGAAAAAGAAAATATACAACCAGATGATGTTGTCCCTATTCCACAAGATAATATAATCCCCGAATGGTATTGGGATATGAATTAATATATGAGCGCCTATTTAAACTTTTCACTGAATAATTTAAATAGGACTTGTAATGGAAGAATTAAACCCAGAAACACAAATATGTCGCGAGGCCGAAAAACCAATAGCAGATGTTTCTACAAAAGTTAAAACAATAAAAGAGTCTGAACCTTTTAAGTGGTCTGAATTTTTAATACTAGGTGACAAATTATTTAACTATATGATAAATAATTACAATATTATGATTAATAATAATAAAATACGTTATTTTGAAATTATGGATTATCGTGATAAGATTGATAGGTATGATAAAAAAATTCTTGATGATCTTAATGACAATTGTCTCAAAACTATTGAAGATAAATTAATACCATGGATTGAAACCCAACATAAATCTGGCCAATTATTTGAAAAATCAAATTGGAAACCCTTTCGCGAACAAGAAGATTTTTTAACTTGCGTATTAGGATATAAAATATTGTTTCAATATGATAAATATTATTTTCAATTAGTTATAGACTATTATTATGTGTCGCTACAAGATCGCACTATGGCTGGATATTTTCAGTTATCACTTATTGGATGGAAGGAGGATGATAAAGAAAATCTACAACCCGATGATAAAGTTATTATTCCACCTGATAATATCATGCCCGATGAATATTGGAATATATATTAGAATGGCCAATTTTACAGAAGAAGATATAAAGATACGCAAACAAATTCTTCAAACACTAGCCACTTAAATATAGATTATAGATTATAAATAAAGTCTATGAGTTGGAATTGGCCAGAATTTTTAAAAGTAGGTGATAATTTATATAAATATATGATACTTAATTATAATACAATGATAAATGTTAATAAAATAAGAGATTTTGAAATAATAGATAATCTAAATAAATTTAGTATTCAAGTGAATGAACTTAATAAACAATGCAAGCATGATATTGAAAAAGAACTTATTCCGTGGATTCAAAATGAATATACAAGTGGTAGACTTTTTAATAAAACGAATTGGAAACCGTTTCGCGACCTTGACGTATTGACATTGTGCGTATTAGGTTATAAGATAATATTTCAATATAAACACTATTATTTACAATTGATTATAGATTCATATTATTGGGCAGATGAAGAAATTACAAACACGAATTATGCGTACTTTCAGTTAACACTATATGGATGGATTAATGATTTAAATGATAAACTACAACCTGAAAATTTAGCCAGGGTCCCTCCAGATAATATTATGCCCGATGCGTATTGGGAATTACAATAAGTAGAATGAGTGAGTTTACCAATGAACAATTAAAAAAAGAAAAGAAATTCTTAAATCACATAAAATTTTAGGTAATTTTTTAGATGGTAAACTTATAAATAATCTTGTATATTTATTTGATGAAAAAAATAATATAATAACATCATATATACAAAATGAACGCAAAAAGGTAGGATTAAATAGTTCAATTACAACTGTTAAAAGTGAAGTATATTCTCAAAATAGTAAGGAATACTCATTACACTTACAAATTCAAAAAAATAATAAAGATTATATTCATCTTACAATTCATTTATATTTAAATAATTTAAACTCGGATAAATCTGGTATGAT